CAATGGTAATTGAACCACCAGTAATATTAATATCATATGTAGTTGTAGAATCACTTGCAGTTGGATCTAATATTCCATTTGAGTTCTTGGTTGCGCTCAGTGACAATGTTGAGAGTTTATTTCTCAAGTAGTCAGCATCGTCAGGACCTGAACAATCTGCATAGTTATATCCTTCTACATAAGTTACTGTAGATACAGAAGTATCTGTTCCAGAAGGTTTTGCATGTAAAGATTTTGAAGGATCTTCAATCGCAGTATCAACTTGGTCAATTGTTGTTGCATTTCCAGACCATGTTAACTGGGCAATTCCATCAATTGAGAAGTCAATCTCACACTGATTTACTTGAGCCTCATTTAAGCGATATGTTGTATTTTCAAGAGCAAAATATATTGAAAGTTTCAATAATTCATGATGCTCTGATCTTTCAAATGTTACATCTGCATTTGAAGAATCAACAGTAATTGCTGATTGAGAAGTACCAGAAAGCGCTCCTCCTGTAATGTCTTTACCTGCGATAGAAGCCCATAATATATTTTCAACCATATCATGAGTTCCTGAACTTCTCCAGCTGTTAGAACCGTGTTTGTACGGTCTTACATAAGTCCCGAAAGACCATTCTGCTGGTGGTAAAGAGTCATTAAATCTTTTTGAACCACGGTTGGGTGTAGCACCTGCTTCGTTAATAGTAACGTCAGTTGCTTCACTTCCTTGTGAAAAGCTATATCCATCTAACACACCTAATCTAAAAGTATTAGCATCTGTGCCGTTTCCTTTAAATAGTCCTAGACCTGCTCTTGAGTTATCTGTAGTTGTTGTGCCTGTTACACCATTTACAACTGCAGCAAAACCTGTCCCAGATCCGCTGGTTGCTGATTGATCGACAGTGTCGTCATCTGCATATCCAGTTCCTCGAAAGTTATTTGGAATATATACTTCAGTTACAGCTCCAGCAGATACAGCGGCAACAATACATTTTGCTCCACTTCCTGAACCGTCAGTTGTACCCAAAGTAATTACATCTCCTACTGCGTGTCCACTACCTCCAGTGAATCCATCTAAAGTTGAGATAGATCCTCCGCTGGCGTGTACTCCGTTTACAGAGCTGACAAATACTTTCGTATTTCTCGATAAATTTAAAGCCATTTTGCTTTCTCCGTTTACTTTGGAAAGGGTTTGGCTACATTTTTATGTGCCTTACCTGTTTCCTAATATCGTATCCGCACTGTCATCTCTCCAATACCTAAAGGAGAAATAACTCCTTCATCTGTACTTATACTTCCTATTGTTAAAGAAGTTGTACTTTGTACTGGCGATACAGTATCGTCATACACTAAATTATCATTATTATCTATAATTCTTTCGATATCTTCTAGTAATAATGCTAAAGTTTCTTGAGCATCATTTTCATCATTAATATATGCTCGTATTGTTATATCTAATAGTCTCCATTTAAACTCTCCAGGTTGGTATTCTCTGAATTCGTCTCCTGCTACTACGCAGATTTTTGGATATTGTTCTATTTCGTCTAAAAATTTTAAATGTCCGTCTACATTATTAAAAACATTTGAGTTATATGGAGTATTTCCATCTATTTCTTTTAACTTATTTACGAGAGCATCAACTACTTTTTTTCTTGCTGTTCTATATGCCATTATACTCTCCTAAGTGTAAATTTTGTATCTAGTTTTTGTAGTGCTAACTCCCTTATACTTTTTTCTATTAATTGTCTTGGGTCATAGTTTGGAGAATATTCTCCTCCTCTTTCAAATGCTCTATAAGGATTCTGCTGGTATGTATAGTCAAAATGTGTTACTCCAGCATTACTTACTGCATTTACAATATTTACAGATTGTGCAAATCTACCCGTTCTATTTTCTAAAGAAGGCCGGCCCATATTTCCTATCACTTGTCCAGATAGTCTTTGATTAATAAAGGCACGTGCTATCATTGCTTCTGCTAGGTTATCTTTACTAGCATCATATCCCTTTTCCTCGGGTTTTCCTTTATTTTTTATTACTGCCTTTTTGTTAGCTAAACCTGCTGAAAATACATTATGTCTTGTTCTTCTTCCTTTTGTTTTTGTATCTTTGAAGTTTTTTGATACATTCTTTCTGTTTTTCTTTATTCCTTTAAATCTTGTTCTATTTATTGCTGTTCTGTTAGCATATTTTTTAACAAGAATAGGACTTAAAACTATGCCTTTTGCAATAGAATCTAAAAATGAATCTGATCCTTTTCTTTCTGGACTTATTCCTGTTTTTTCTAGTTCAACTCTAACTATATCTCTTATTTCATCTATTAAAGAACTTAATGCTCTGTTCTGTGCTGCGGCTGATTTTGCAGTTCCGCTACCTGTTTGTTGATTATCTTTAACCTGATTACTATACTGAGTTTCTAGATCGGTTTTAATTACTAGTTTACTTTGTGGATTTTGTATTAATTGTCCATTTTTAAATACTACAAAGTCATCTGTTGCTGATATTGTAATTCCATTGTCTGAAATATACTGATTTATTCTATCTGCTACCTTTGATCTAACATCCCCAATAAATTCTCCACCTTCTACACCTTCTAAGGCTTGATCTGTTCCCTGTTTAAAAACTGTATTTTTATATTTTCCAATAGCTGTAGTATGTCCTACATTATATAAATTTGAAGGTAACTGTCCTGATTTTTCTTTCTTTACCCTTCCTGCAGCTAGTAATCTTTCATATAAAATATATCCGGGATTACCTTTAGAAAATACTTTATTTGCTACTTGTACTTTGATTTTATTAATCAAAGAATAGGCATCTTGATCTCCAGGTTTTTCTAAATCAACAAATACTATTAATTTTTTATCTCCTTTATTTCCTCCTAGTCTATACGGTTTTCTAAACGGAGTTTCATTTTTTACTAGGGGTACTATAGATATAAAATTATTTATAAGTGCTTGCGCTGTTTCTTTTATTTCTTTGTCTAGTCCTTGTAAAACATTTTTTTCTAATCCAAATTCATTTACATATCCAGGAGTTGCTCTTTTAGCAGAAGGTGTAATTTCTTTTAATTGATCTACTGCCGTATCAAAATCTATCAAGAATTCATGACTATATTTTGCAAAAAATGATCTATATTTACTCCTATTTATAACTGTTTTAAATATAGCTTCTAAATCTCTATTTAAGTTTTGTAATGCCATCTATTTATGAATCTTATAGAAATCTAGTATTCTCTTAATATGATCTGGAAATCCTATATTTTCTCTTAGAGTTGTAGACACATTATTTTGTATCGAGGCTCCTGCTATTGCTAGTCTTTCTTTTCTTTCGTCTTTTAAATAGTATTTTACTAAATCAAAACATGCTAGTTTTAAATCTTCTGGTGTAGTTGCATACCCAGAGGTATAAACTACTTTTACTGCTTTTCTTCCTTTTGGAAAAGCTTTGTCGCTCATGTCGTCTGTTCTAAAAATTGAATCCACTGTAGTGTCGACAATATACTCATATTTCCCACTTCCATCTGAATTTTCACTAATTAGTGTTACATAACTTTCTGATTGACTTTGTCTTTCCTCTACGGATACAACAGTATTTAATGGACTTTCATCTACCATTATTGAAGTTGTATAAGTATCTTTTATATCAAAGTACTCTGTTTTATTTGTTGAGTAATAATCAATAAAACTTGTGCCACAGTAAGTTTTTACTGCTTGGCTTATGGCTGGCACTATTACATTAATTTTCGCATCTTCAGTTACTCCCTGAATCCCTGCGAAGTCTTTATACTGCTGTAGTGTTATTAAATTTGCCATAGTTAAAAAGGGGGAGTGTTAAGGTACACTCCCAAAAACCATGTTACGTTAAGGGTTATCCTTAGGATGCTGATTGGTAAGCTAATGCCCACTTAGAAGTAGCACCATCGATTAGATCGGTGAAGCCAATTCTTTGTGAAGCAACTAGTACTCTACGCTGGTTAGCAACTTCGTAATCAGACTCAACGGTTACACCGCGTAGTCTTGGCATTACGTAGTTTCTAGTGTATACAGCAACTGCACCATAGATGTCAGCAGCTTTAGAAGCGAATTCGTCACACATTAGTACTCTTGAACCGAATACTTGACCAATTTCGCCACTTAGCTTAGTAGCCATATCACCAACTAAGTTAGCATCTTGGAATTCAGCATCTTCGAGTAGGTTATAATACACGTCTTGAGACACGATATAAACTACGTCGTTTGGATTGATTCCATATTTACCCATATTTTTTCTCATAGCGAGAAGATCAGCTGCGGTAACTGCATCACTAGCTGCGAAACCACCTGTTCCAACTACAGACTCATGATTGTCTGAATCAGCTGCTGCTAATAGACCTTCAAATGCGCCTGAAGTGTAAACACCATTGTCGTGGTTACCTGCTAAGATTGCATTTTCAATACCTCTTGCATGTGATCTGACCATAGATTCTCTGATCAATGGTAGAATTGGCAAGATTGCATCTTCTTCTGTCTCGTTACCTAAGTAAGATTGAGAAATAAGCTTCACGGTTGAAAGAGTTCTTTCAGCCAAGTCAACGCCACCATATGGAGCACCAAATGTGTCGCCTCTTTGAGCTAAGTTACCGTGTGGGCTTGAACCTGAAGCTGTTTGAGCTGAAGCGAATTCAGCATAACCGCTATCTGGTAAGATTGGGATAATCATGTTTGCAGAAGTCATAGTAATTTCTCTAAAGAGAGGTGCTAGAACTAATTCATTTTGAATATCTCTTTCAATGTTTGTTGAAACAACTTGCTCAAAGTCTGCTGAAGAAACGCCAACACCTGAATGTGCGTTAACTTTTTCCATTAAACTCTTAGCCATATTGTTTTCCCATCCTTTACCAGTAGCTAAACCAGCAAATTTTGCGTCTAGAATATCTTGCTCAAATTCTTTTTTCCAGTCACCGTTAGATGTTCTGTCTGAAAAATGTCTTTTGGATTCTCTGATATTCATGATTTCTTCTGATTTCTCAGAAAGTTGAGCCTCAAGAGATTTAACAACTTGTTCTAAATTAGAATAGTCTTCTTTTACTCTTGATTCTACATCATTCATTAATTTTTCAGCACCAGTTAGTCCTGCTTGAACGATAGTTTTTTGCTCTTCCTGTTTTGCTTCCTCGGAGGCTTTAAGAGATTCAGCTTCTGCTTGTGATTTCTCAGCAGCTTCTAAAGCTAATTTCTCTTCAGCAGCCTTCTGCTCGGCTTGTTTCATTGCATAGCTAGCAACTGCTTTTTCAGCAGCTTCAGCGGCAAATGATTCAAGATCGAACTCAGGTGCTACAGGAGCTTGTTTTTCATTTGACATATTAGTCTCCATTTCCTGGGCGTCTGCCCTATTTGACTGCTCAACTTCAACAGCGTCTGCTGAATCATTTGAGTTAGTCTTGTAAAAAGTTTGCTTATACTTGTTGTAGTCTTCCATAGAATCGAATGACTTGCTTAATCCAAAGGTTGCCCCTTGGTT